TCCGCCTGAAAGGAGGCGTGTGAGGTCGGAAGTTTGCAGGCCGCCGACGATCTGGCCGAGTTGGCCCATGCGCGCCAGATCAGCCGCAGAGAGACCCGCAGCTTCAGTGAAGCCGCTGCGAAGGGCTTCTGTCTGCTTGCCGAGGATGTCGGAGCTGGTGTCGCGGAGAGCGCGTGCCGTGTCCGTCAGCATTCCTGATGGCGTTCCCGCACCCTCACGAGCGCCGAAGCCGAGTTGACCTGATTGGATGTAGCGGCCTTCGATAGCGGGAAGAAGGTTCTCGGTCAGGTTGCGTTGGCCCACTTCACCGATCCGCTTGACGACCTGCTCCGTGTATGGGTTCATGTACTGGCCGATGTTGGCGACTGTGCTTTGTCCTGCCTGCGTCACATATGGCTGCGCGGTGGGCAGAGCGCCGGGAGCGGCGAGGGCCGCTTTGGTCACGTCTGTGGCCGCCGTCAGACCGGGCTGGTACGCGCTGGCCGCCGTGTTGGTCATCCCGAAGCCCTGCTGCTGGCCCGGTGTAAACTCCGCAACGCGCGGCATCGGAGCCGTCTCGTATGGGCGGTTCTGGACAGCCTGCTGGTTCGACAAGAGCTGCATAGCGTAGTTGGTGTACCACTCGGGCAGCACCGTCTGGCTGGTCGTAGACTTGACCGCAGATCCTGCGGGGATTTGGCCGTTGTTCAAGAAGTCGCTGAGCGCCATTAGATACGTCCTCCTACCAGATAACGCTCTGGCCGTTTTGCATTTACACTGAACTTGCCCTTAGCAAGTTTTTGTCCCTTATGCTTGCGCAAATTAACGCGCAGCCGATCCAGAGCTTCGGCACCCGCCTTGCTCGATCCGTCGCCCAGCAGGGCCACGGTCTCCGCGTCCATCACATACTCGCCGTCGGACAGCACCGCAGGGATGTCGTCGCTGCGGCCAGTGCCGGGGCCGCTGACTGCAAATGCGTTACGCTTGGGCGAGCCGCCCCGTGCGAAGCGCATGTTGTCGACGTCGGGGGCGTACATCGCAGGGGCGCTAGGCTCGTTTGGAATAGGTGTGGTGATAGGCGCGCTGACAGGCGCAGAGCCGGGCTGCGACGCGTAGTTAAAGAAGCTCGCCTCGGGGCCGAAGCCGTACCGCGTCCAGTCACGAGGTTGGCCGTTTACTACGGCAAAGTCGGACTGTGGCCGAGCGGCGAAGTTGCCAGTCGCGCCGGGCATGTTCGGTGCAGGAAGCTTGGCTGAGAACAGCGGGTTGAGCGTCCCCGTGCCGCCGCCCGGATAGCGAACGCCCGAGGAGCCGCCCTTGCCGCCCTCAATCAGACCACCGATTAGGCCAACGCCTGTGCTGCCGAGGCGCAGATAGTCGGCGATGTCCGAAAGGGACAAGCCTTTAGTCGCCGCGTCGGAGTTCATGTACGTGTCTAGTTCCTCGTCCGTCATCTCCGCACGGTCGGGGGCGTCACCCATGCCGTTTGCCGCGTTGGCGGCTGCGGCTGCTGCGGCAGAGGTGACGAAGTCAGCGGGCAACAGGTTTGTCGGAGCTGTGACGACAATCGGGTTCTTTTCGGCTTCAATCTCTTCTGCTGTCTTTTCCGCAGGCGCAGGCTCTGCGGCGCTCAACGCGCCTGAAAGCATTGCGTTTACGGGGATAGGGACCGCCGCTGCGAACGGTGATCCCGATCCAGATACGAACCTGTTGCCGCTGACAACGATGCTGTCGTCCACTGGCGCGGGTTCCGCTACAGGGGTTGGTTCCGTTACAGGGGTTGGTTCCGACGGCAGAGGTTCGGGCAAAGCACCCTTCGGTAGAAACTCTGTGGCTATAGGGCCGAGGGTGTTGGCTAGTGCTCCGCCGTAATTTGGCGCAGCGGACGCCGCTCGGTTTGCGATTACGTTAATAGTGTCGTCTATTGGAGGCTGAAATGCCTCGGGCAGCGGCTGCTGCGCAAACTGCTCGGCTGGCGTTTTGTAGCCACTTAGCGCACGCGAGGCGGCGTTGCCTGCCTCCGATAGAGCCGCTTGGCCGAGTGCGCCGCCTGTGCCTTGGGCAAGCCGAGAAAGCGCGGTGACAACGATGTCATCGCTTAAACCTTGTGCGGCTCCCTGCGCCGCGCCTTGTGCTACGCCTTTGGTAGCATTGCTCAGGGCACCGCCAATCGCTTTATCAAGGCCCGTGCCGCTTACTAGGCCCGCAGTAGCGCCGCTGAGTAAGGCACCTTTAAGGATGTCGTCGCCCTTGAGCGCAGCGCCTAAGCCACCTGCGCCAGCGGCAGCGCCCATTTTTGCAAGAAGGCTAAGCTGGCCGAAGCCCGGTACGAAGCCTAATGCCAAAGGAGCCACCGTGCCGACTACGTCACCAATCTTGCCGAGAACGCTCTTGTTCTTCTTCTCATACGCAACGGTTGAGTAGTTACCGGACGGGTCGGCGGTTTGAATGCTGTAGTTCGCTTTGCGACCAAACTGGTTCGTCAAGCCCTGACCTAATTCAGTTGCCTTGCGCGCGGCGTCAAAGCCTGTGCCCTCGAACACGATCTGGTTGGTGCGATGGTCAACGAGGCGCACCGGCTGGTCAGCCCGCACCGCGAACGTGTTGCCGCCGGTTCGCGAGGTGGGGTTGCCTTTGTTAGACTTTGGTGCGCCGATGTATTGTAGGTTCGGATCGGCTTGGTATATGCCGCCCCCAGCGCCACCGCCGCCGAAGTTAGAACCGAAGTTCATCCCGTACAGGCTGTTCAGGCCGCTTAAATCCAAGCCAGCCAAACTATTAATATCGAAGGGCACTTCGGCAGGCGCGACGGCCTCCTGTGTCATCGGCTCGACCAGCGCACGCTGGGGCGCATCCATGATTGGTTCCGCGCCATACTCAGGTATGGACGCTTCCAAATAGTTGGTGAAGCCGGGGATATACATCAGTTTTGTTCCTCAAGCATTGGATAAACCCGCATAGCCCACTCGCGCCAGTCCGTAAATTGAAAGGGGTCAGGCAGGGCGCGCTGCGTAAAGGGAGACGCGCGTACAAACCCTGTGGCCCATCGTTGCCAATCAGCTTCGTCGTCCAGTTTCCCAAACGCCCAAGCATCATTCGTGGTCAATATAACAGCATCTGCCCATTCGAGCAATGACATACCGATGGGATTGATAGCCATCAGCCGATGACCGTGCCGTCGCCGGGCTGGACGTGCCCAAGAATAAGGCCCATCTCGTAGTTTCCGCCGATGGCATTACTCGTAAAACGGAAGCGCATCTCGCGCCGCTGGTCCTTAAAATAGATGACCTGCTCTTGCGGCGTTTGCGGGTTTTCGTAGATCGTCTTGAGCTCGCCGTTCACTTCCGGCGCGCGAGCGTTGGCGCGGCCCATGACCTGCACGGTCATGTCGCCAGACTGCACGAAGTCAGGTTCCAGCATAAGGACTTGAAGGGCCTTGTTGGTCTGCGACTGGACTGGAAGCGACATGTCGCCCGTCTCGAAGTAGGAGAGGATTGGGTTAACCACTGTGCCGTCAATCTCGTCCGTCCCGACCTCATGCACCCAGAACTTGTAGGGCTGGACAAAGGTCAAAGTGAACGTGGCCGAAGAGCCTGCGCCGCCTGTGACCGACACAGGGTTGGTTGGCGGCGTTGTGTAGCTGCCCGCGTTGGTGATGGTTATGCCGGTAATACCTCCGCTGCCGTTGACCGTCGTCACAGTCAGCTCAGTCGGAAAGACATCGATCCCGCCGCTGACGAGTAGGGTGTTGCCCACGGCGTATCCGGTGCCTGCCGCCGTGATTGTGACCGCAGTGGCCTCGTAATTCTGCTGCTCGACGCCCGACATGAGCGGCTTGCGGAACACGGCAGGGAACAAGCCCGCGCCGCGACCACCGTTGGGCAGCGGCGTGTCGTACCAGATGTTTTCGCGCACGTTGTAGACAACGGCGTGGTTCGGCTCGAGGCTGTCGCCGAACGGGAAGCACCACCAGATCTCGCCAAAGCGTGGCACCTTTACCGCGAACACTTTCTGCCGCTGGGCATAGTTCAGGTTGTCGAAAAAGAAGTTGATGTTCAGATTGTTCTGGACCTCGCGCACGACGCCGTTGAACATCAGGAAGCGGTCGGTCCCAATCCAATAGAAGACGCCGTCATACTCGATGACCGACTGCGCCGACAGGATTGAGCTCTCGGTGCTGATTGTGTCAAATTGGAAGACTGGCGTTCCGCCTATGTATGTCATACGCACAATGCTGTCTGCGGACCACAAGAGGCCCGAGGGGCTGTTACCGGGGCCGCCGCGCAACGGCATGCCGCGCACAATCTTTTGGCCGGTCACATAGGCATTCCCCGCACCGGAGCTGGTGAAGTCGTCAGGTCCGTTCGGAACCGACCACGCAACGTAGCCGTCATTGCCAAAAACAACAGTGTAGGGAGGCAGCGATACGACGCCGCCAGTGGCGCTGAAATTTGCGGGAACAGCCGTAACTCGCGTCAAGGCGGTCGTGGCGAGAAGGTCGCCGACGAAGAGCTCGCCGCCGTCGCTGTTGCAGATGCAGTTCAAGTTCGGCGCGACCTGCGCGACAAGCTGGTTGCCGTTCGTCAGATCATAGCCGAGGGCAAACTGCCAGAGATTTCCGTCGTTGGCCGTGAAGCTCGATGTCGGCGTGCGGTTGCTGATGACGCTCGTGTTGTACGTGCCGTCAATGTAGAACCGTTCGACGAGGTTAGCCGATCCGGCGTGGACATAGGTCAGCAGATCCTGCGTGTACTCCGTGAGCGTGCGGGGCAAGCCGCGCAGGAACTTGTTGACCGAGCGATAGCCGCCCATCTTACGAGGCAAGCCACGTTGAAAGCGGACCCACTGCCCGTCAACGTACTGGTCACCCTCGAACTTGGTGCCGTCCCGCTTGATGCCGGGGAGAGAGCGGATCTGGACGACGTTGTCTGCCATTACAGAGCTTCCGCGTTGAGGTCTACGGTCCACGTATCAAGCACCGTGGCAGTGCCAGTGCGGCGAACTTGGAAGGCTAGTTGGGCATACGCAGAGTTTCCTGACCCAGAAATATCTACGAGCCAAGCGGGGTTGGCAGTCGTCGCTACCCAAGAGTTAACCGTGCCAGTAACCGAACCGGCTGTCACACTAGCGTAAACTTCGTAGTTTCCACCTTGGCTGGTTGGTGTGCACCACTGTTCTACATACATATAAGAGCCACCGTTAAGCGCCTCATATACTTGGCCGATGGCGGCACCAGCACCGAAAATTGCGTACGCTGCTTCGGAATACCCAAAACCCGCAGCGAAAACGCCGTAATCGCTGAAAGTAATAAGGACATTGCTCTTGCCGTAGAAGTTGGTCGGCATGACAATAGCGCCAGACGCAACGCCCGCCAGCGTGCGGACGTCGGTGTCGTTCAGCGAGACCGTGGCGGTAGCGGATTTACCCAGTTCGAGGTTGATGGACTGCCCCGCCGTGCTGCCACCCAGACTGATTGGGCCTGAAGAGTTGAGCGTCATTATTTAGCTCCTCGTAGCTCGTCCAGTTCCGCCTTTAGCTCTTTGATGGCAGCAAATGCCACGGCGACCAGCCTCTCGTAGTCAACGGCCAGCGTGCCGTCTGGGCGCTTGCGGACAGCAAGCGGGAACACAGCCTCCACGTCCTGCGCGATGACACCGAAGTCGGACTTCTTGACGAAGTATTCGTCTTCGCCGCCATGCTCTGCGATGTATGCGTCGGTCCAGTCGAACGTCTTGCCGCCGACTGTCGTTACGATGTCGAGGGCGTTTTCAATCGGCTGCACGTTCTCCTTGAGACGCGCGTCCGACGAATAGTAGGCCGTGACGTTATTGGTCGCGCGGATTTCACCGGCAGTGCCGGAGCCAGCAGTGCCAACGCCAAGGCTGTTGACCTGATAGTTGTTGCTGGTGTTGAGCGCGTTTGCCGTGGTCGCCGTCGTTGCGTTCGTCGCATTCGTCGCATTCGTCGCGTTTGTTGCATTGGTGGCTGTTGTAGCGGTTGTAGCGGAGGTAGCTGTTGTAGCCGACGTTGCCGTCGCCGCGTTGCCGCTGATGTTAATACCCCAAGTGCCGGATGCGCCTGTGCCGTCTGCTTTAGGAGCACCAACGGTGCTGTAGTCAATCGTGCGTGCTGCCGACCCGTTGAACGTCGTGCCCGCCGCTGCCCCGCCGGTATTGTTAAAGGTTACCGCATTGGTGACCGAGCCAGCCGTAGTTGCCGAGGTGGCGGACCCAGCAGTCGTAGCCGAGGTGGCGGTCGCCGCGTTGCCGTTGATGCTTATGCTCCAAGTGCCCGACGCGCCGGAACCAGTAGCCGAGGGGACGCTAAGGTTAGACCGAGCAGTTGCCGCGTCGGTTGCGCCTGTACCGCCGTTGGCGACAGGCAGAGTGCCTGAGACCTGTGTGGTCAGGCTGACGCCAGACAGTGTGCCGCCGAGCGTCAGGTTACCCGAGGAGGTGACGGTGCCCGTGAGCGTGATGCCGTTGACCGATCCAGTACCGCCAACTGAGGTGACGGTGCCGGTGGTGGAGCTGGTGCCCGCGCCGATGGCCGAGCGGAACGACGCCGCGTCGAGAGCCGAGACCGTGTTGTCTGCGTTGAAGCGGGGGAACGTAACGGCACTCGGGTTGGCGAGCGTGAACATGCTGCTGCCGATGGCCGTCGCGCCAAGGTTGGTACGCGCGCCTCCAGCCGTCGTCGATGCCGTGCCGCCCTGTCCTATGCTCAATGCGGTCGTCAGGCCCGATAGAGCCGTGATGTCGCTGTTTGCACCCGAGGCAGCCGCGCCAAGGCTGCTGCGTGCGCCCGCAGCCGTCGAGGAGGCTGTGCCGCCCTGCGCGATGCTCAGAGGCGTGCTGAGGCCCGATAGAGACGTGATGTCGCTGTTAGCGCCAGAGGCAGCCGCGCCGAGGTTCAGACGCGCACCAGAGGCCGTAGCGCCACCTGTGCCGCCATTCGTGACGGCCAGAGTGCCGCCAAGCGTCAGCGTGCCGCTTCCAGTGACAGGGCCACCGGAGAAGGAGAGACCCGTCGTGCCGCCCGAGGCGTCGACTGAGGTAACCGTACCGCCGCCAGCCGTCGACGTGATCGTAATCGAGCCGCCGCCGTTAGTGATGCTGATGCCCGAGCCAGCCGTTAGGGTTGCCTTGGTCAACGTGTTGCCGGTGCTGTTACCAATCAGAAGCTGGCCGTCGGTGTACGAGGTCTGGCCCGTGCCGCCGTTGGCGACAGGTAGCGCAGTGCCTGACAGCGAGACGGCGAGCGTGCCTGAAGTCGTGATAGGAGATCCGGTGACGGACAGGAACGAGGGGACGGTCAGCCCGACGCTGGTCACCGAGCCTGAACCCGTGCCGACGCCCACGCCGTTGATGAATAGACCCGTCGCGTTGATCGTGCCTGTGCCCTGCGCGCCACCCGTCGGCGCGCCGACCTGTACGCCGCCAGAGGCGGTTAGCGCGGTGATGTCGCTGTTGCTGCCCGACTGGGCCGCGCTGAGGTTAGAGCGCGCACCTGCGGCTGTCGTAGATCCTGTGCCGCCCTGCGCAACGGTCAGGGCCGTTGTGAGGCCCGTAATCGAGGTGATGTCGCTATTCGCGCCAGAGGCAGCCGCCGCGATGGCGGAGCGGGCAGCAGCCGTTGTGGATGCCGTAAAGACGGCGGTGCCGATGCCCGTGCCGCCGAGGTTGGTCAGCGCGGAGCCTGCGCTGGTCGCGCCGGTGCCGCCCTGTGAGATGCCGACCACGCCTGCGAATGCCGCCGCAGTCGTTGCGGTGATGATGTCCGTGCCGTCGGAATAGTAGATACCCGTCGTGTTCTGCGTCACAACAACAGGGGATGAGCTGCCCGACACGCGGACAGAGAGGGTGAAGGCACCCGTCGTCTGGTTGTTAATCCAGTACTGCTGCACGGTGGCAGGCACGACGACAGTCACGTTGCCGCTCAGGGTGCCTGTGAACTTGTAGGCAATCCGGTTCAGTTCAGATCCGCTCAGCGTGTACGTGCCTGTAGTGACGGCGACAGACGTGTAGTCGAAGGCGAAGACCGCCTGCTGGCCGAGGCCGATGGTGTACCACTGGATGCCGTCGGTCACGATGCTGGCGCTGTCGCCCGGCTGCAAGGTGAGCGTGCTCGCCCCGTTAATCTGTTCCGCGCCAGATGGGTCGACGACAAGGTCGCCCGTGCCGCTGTTGCGCAGGTTGATGAACCAGCCGTCAGTCGCCGAGACGGAAGTTGGCAAGTTCAACGTGCCCAGTGCGCCTGTCCAGACAAAAGTCTTAGCGCGGTCGCCTGTCGTCGTCGTGACTGGCGTTGAGGAGAAATCGACAACCTCGGCGTTCTGCGCGAGGGTTGAGCCGAGGGCAACGAGGCCGGGGCCTGCGAGCGCAGAGGCTTGCGCCTGTGCGGTAGCCGCGCCGTAACGGAAGACGCGCCACGTTCCTGCGACCGTTGTGTTGTCCGTCAGGTAAATCTGCCACTGCTCGCCTGCACTCATGCTGAGAATGGCGTTGCCTGCGGCAGTGTCGACCGTGACGATGCTAGGGCCGAGGTTGTTGAAGAGGATCGTCTGGCCCACGCCGACCTTCGTCGCGTCAGGCATGATGATGGTGTAGACGCCAGTCGGCGTTACATCGATGATGCGGGCGACGACGTTGTTGCCGGTGGTGGCCTCAAGCGGCCACTCAAGCGTTACATCGCCGGACAGCGACAGCGGAAGATACGACACGTCCGAGGGGTAGATCGTGCTGCCCCCGAAGACCTGAGTGAACGATGTGGACATTATTAGGCCTCCTTGCGCACAGCGGATCGGTCGAGGATTTTACCAAGGTCTTCGCCGTTTAGCATCGCCGCCGCGCGATCATACATGCTCTGCCAAACTTGGATGCGTTCGTCGTTCTTGAGGAACGGCGTGGCTTCCACCAGCGTGCCGTAAAGCAGAAGCTGTGGAGCGTATTCCGTGACCCAATTCGTCTGCACACTGTCGTCGAGCAACGGCGGCAATTCGTAATAGAGGATCTCGAAGGGGTAATCTTGATCGGGCGTTGGCGCGATCAACCAGTGGCTATAGTCATAGTCGCTGTAGAAAACAGGCTGGTCGGTGTCGAGCGCGTTGGGCCAGTACGTGCGAATATATTCGTAATCGCGCGTGAACAGGAACTTGCGATTGTCACCCGTTGCGCCCGTGCCGATGTTAATCGACACGGTGTCGCGCCAGCGGTCGGGCTTAGGGTAAACCGATTGCCCAGTGTTGAGCTCGCCCGTCACGACATTGATGAAGCCCTGAACCTTGAGTTCACGAGCAATCTTGCGCTCCGCCAAGTTGATGAGGCGCGGGATTTGCTCGTAAACGACAGCGTCAGACGCGAGTGTCGCGCCGCGCTCAAGGTAGCGGCGGACATCCTGTTGAAGGCTCTCGAAGGTCATCGTCGTGGACATAGGGGCCTCTATACCTGTTTTTTATTGGTTTGGACAGACACCGCCTACAGATATTCGGCGAGGGCAGTTGCAATGCCTGCGAAAGTGATAAGAACGGCTGCGATTTTGCTTTTCTTACCGAACTTCGGCGCGTCTCCGGCCATCGGCAAGATCTTGTTGGTGGCTTTCTTGAGGATCGCCTTTTCGGCTTCCTTCTTCAATACGCTTTTCAAATCCATTGTTCTTCTCCTTAGAGCCAAGTAGCATACTTCTTGGTTTTCAGTTTACGGTCATCGAGGCCGTGAGTGCCCCCGTTGATCCGCTTCGTCAGTGCGAGGATCGCAGCGTCGTTGATGCCTTGGTCGCAGATCGACCAGAGCTTGTTTGCGTCAAAGAACCACAGGGCGCTTTCAAAGCCGAGTTCGGTAGCGACGAGGTCTGGGTTGTCCAAAATCTCTTGTTCGCGCCCGATATACTTACCGAATGCGCGGTAGTTGTTCTTGCCAGTGAGTTGGAGGGGACCTCGGCCTTTGTACAGAAAACCTTCGCCCGACGCTTCGTCACCATTGCCCATGCGATTGGCATAGACACGGTTGGCAATCTTCATCGGCTGACGCTCGTAAGCCTTAGCCAGCGCATCGGTCGGAAAGTACTTTCCGAAGATGCCGCGCAGACCCTTTGCGCCGTAGTTCAGGTTCTCGCTGAACGCTTTGAAGTTGCCACTCTCGTGCGCGCATTGAGCAAAAAAGTGGGCAGCGCGGTTCTTGTTTAGCTTGAAGTAGGATGCGGCGGCCTTCAGCGTGCCGGGGCCGAAAGCCCCGTCAGCCGTTACGCCAATCTTCTTCTGAAGTTCTATCATGCTCATTTGCCAGCACTCCGCCAATCAGGGAAATCAAGTTCATCGACTACGCCGTCACCGTTGGCGTCATAGCGCATATCGTTGCGATACTTTTCCCAAGGCTCCATGTCATCGTCATCGTCGTCTTCGTCGATAAAGACGGTGGCTTGCGGATCGTCGTATGTTTTTGGTGCCATCTCTGCCGTCAGGTCGAGCGGCGGCAGTGGTGCTGGCGCAGGCTCTTCTGGCTCAGGGTCGTTGCGGTCTTCAGGCGGCGGTGGGACCAGCTCACCCTTCATACCCATCAACGTGGCGTAGGAGCCAGCCACAGCGCCGACAACCGAGGTCATGACATAGCTGAGGAGGCCGAAGACGTCCTTGTTGTCGATAATCTCGTTCGACACGAACAGGCCTGCGATCATGGCGATGGTAATCGTGCAGATGACAAACGCCATCGTGCGAGCAGCCAACAAGAGCGCCTTGATGCGCGCATCCATTAATTTATCTTCCATCATCAGTCCTTTCCGGCCAGCGGGTTCGCCAGCGTCTTTTGAATACGTTCGGCAGTCTCAGCCT